GATGGGATTGAATCAAACATTCATGAAACGGTATTTGATGCAATGCGAGAACTAGTTGGTAAGAATGACGAGAAGATGATGTATTTCTTTCTGTTAGATTCTGTGGACGGTCTAATTAGAAAAGGAGATCTTGATAAAACATTTGAAGAGTCGCAAAAGGTCGCTGGCGGCGCAGTAATTGCAGCGGATCTTATGAAGCGCATGTCTATTGCACTTCAAAAGCGTGGGCATATTGCAGTATTTATTTCTCAAGTTCGCGCTGATATTAAGCTTGATCCATACAGTAAGGCTCCAATTCGTCAAACCACTGCTACAGGTGGTAACGCTTTGCTACATTTTGCGAACTGGATTTTTGAATTCGATGCTCGTTTTAAGGGTGATCTAATTCTTGAAGATCCTAACGCTTCTTACGATGAACAAAAAAATCCATATCTTGGACACTTTGTAAAAATCGTTGTTAAGAAGTCTCCGAATGAAAGAACTAATTGCACTATTCGATATCCAATTAAATATGGAAGAAAGAATGGTACTTCTAATTGGGTAGAAAAGGAAATTTTCGATTTTCTTACTATGTGGGAAATCGCTATTAAGAAGGGAGCTTGGATTAGCTTTGATGAAGAATTTCTCAATACTCTAAAAGAAGCTGGATTTACAGAATTTCCTGCTCAAATTCAAGGCGCAGCGAAGTTTGAACAAATTGTCAACGATAATGAAAAGCTTAAGAATTTCTTCTTTAAGTATATCAGTGAAAATCTATTAAATTTTGGCGATGGAATTTCTATCTCTGAGTAATAAAAAGAGACGTTGTAAAAACGCTCGCAACTATCTAACCGATTGGAAAGCCGATAGTCGTAGTAAATTTCAAACTGAAGTTAAGAAGTTTCTGCGTGGTTATTGGCAACACAATATTGTATTTGAAGAGTTTCCAATAGTTGGGACTCGTCTTACCTTGGACTTTTATAACGCTAATAAAAAAATAGCTATAGAAGTTCAAGGTAGGCAGCATACTGGATTTGTGAAATTCTTTCACGAAAATAGAATGAATTTTCTTCATCAGTTAAATAGAGATAAAAAAAAGGAGCGTTTCTGCGAACTTAATGAAATTACACTTGTAACTATTTTCGAAAATGATACAATAAATAAAGACCTTTTCGAAAGTCAAGGTGTAATATTATAACATGAAGAAGGACTCTCAATCAGAGAATTTTAAACAGTTTAAAATTCCTGAAAATTATTTTAATAAACTCTATGAGTTCACTGGGTCCGATGAATCCTCAAAAGGATTTATAGTGGCTTACGTCTCTCAAGATGGATGCCCCATGATTTATACTAAAGTCGCTAATCCAATCGTAGAAATGGGTTTAGTTAAGGCTTTGGAAAAATATTTAGACGAAATAAACAATGAGCAAAATTCGATTGACATGAGTGACGAACCATGATAACGTGCGGTTGGAATGATTTATTCGTATGATTTAGAAACTCAGTTGCTCGCTGGACTGATTAAATATCCAGAAAGATACGCGGATGTCGCATCTTTCGTAACAGAAAAAGATTTTTGGAGTGAAAGCTCTAAAATAAATAGAACTATTTTTTGTGTACTTCGTCAAGCCATTGATAATGGTGAGAAAATTGATGACGTAGTTATATCTCAAAGAGTAAAGAATTTTGGAGTAACTTTTGAAGACAATATCAATCCATCTGATTATATTGAATCTTTGTCTCTCAAGAAGCTATCTCCAGAATCTATTATAAGTGTTGCTAAAGAATTAAAGAAATATACTATTCGTCGCGAAATCGCGCTGTGTGGCGCAGAGATCAACAAGAAGATGAAGTCTATATCTCCATCTTCTGATTATAATGTTATCATTGAATGCGCTGATAAACTTTACAATGATCAGATCAATCTCTATGAAACTGGTGCAGATCAACCAGAAAATATTTTTGATGAAATGGAAGCTCTTGTCGAAGAGCGCGGAAATAATCCGGTTACTGAATTTGGGTTTGCTGGACCGCATCCAAAAACTCAAGACATGTATGGATCTCTTTTAAGACCGGGAAATATTACTGTTATCGTAGCTCGTTCAGGTGTTGGTAAAACTCAATTCTGTTTAGATTTTACTGCAAAGGTATCAGAACAATATGAAGTTCCAGTTCTTCATTTTGATAATGGTGAAATGAGCAAAGAGGAACTTATTTTTAGACAGTGCGCTGCAATGTCTAAAGTTCCAATGTATTTATTAGAAAGCGGCAACTGGCGAAAGGCTGGTGCAGAAATTGTAGATAATGTCAGATCAGTATGGAAGACGATCAATAAACGATATAAGCATTTATATTATTATAATGTAGGCGGCATGACCGTTGATGCTCAAATTAGCGTTCTAAAAAGATTTTATTATTCTAAGATAGGTCGTGGAAATCCAATGATTTTTAGTTTTGACTATATCAAAACTACAAGTGAAAGCGGAGGAAATAAAACTGAATGGCAGCTTGTTGGAGAAATGGTCGATAAATATAAACGCTGTATTCAAAGAGATATCGTAAGCGATAAAGGTCCATGTATATCAATGATGACATCTGTACAATCTAATCGTGCAGGTATTGTAACAAATAAAAACTCTTCAAATATAACTGACGACGAAAGCATTGTTTCTCTTTCTGATCGTATTACTCAATTTGCATCTCACTTATTCATTTTGCGACAAAAAACTTCTGATGAATTGCAAAATGAAGTTGGATTTGGAACTCATAAGTTCATTAATATAAAAGCTCGCCATCTCGGTAAAGATATCGCTGGAGCTATTAATCCAGTAAAACTTCCCGATGGAACTCTGAAAAAGAATTTTGTTAATCTTGAAATCGCTAATTTCTGTGTTTCAGAAAAAGGTGACTATAGAGATATCGTGGATGCTCTTGGTACAAATGCAACTGTAATTAAAGATAACGATGACGACGTACCTAACCTCGATTAATAATCAAGCAGAAGCTATTGAAAAGACTTTAATTGATCTTGGATACCAACTCTCAGATCGTGGTAAGTATTGGCAATGTAACGCTGTTTATCGTGATGGTGATAATAGAACTGCTCTACAAATTTGGAAAGACACTGGAATCTGGAAAGATTTCGTAGCAAATACTTCTTATCAACCTTTTAAAAGGCTTCTTGAACTTACCTGCAAAGATGATTCTCAGATAGAAGAAATCTTGCACTCAATTAAGAATAATAATGATCCTTGTATAGAATCAATCAGAACACCCAAAATGGAATCAGATCAATTTTTTGACCATGATGAAGTAAAAACCTTGCTTCCTCATTACGACTTTTATAATAAAAAAAATATAAGCTCTGAAATTCTTGAGCTTTATCGATCCGGTTTTTCCATGTCTGGAAAAATGAATGGCCGTTTCGTCTTTCCAATATTTGATGAAAATAAAAAAGTAATTGGAATTAGTGGCAGACATTTACTCTGGAAACCCAACACTTCCGCTCCAAAATGGAAGCATATTGGCAGAAAAGGCAATTGGATATATCCTATTAATCTTCAAGGAGAAGAAGATAATATATTCAAGAAAACTATAGAAGAAAAGCGTTCAATCATTCTTGTAGAAGGTATTGGCGATAGTTTAGCATTGTCTCAGCAAGGATATTATAATCATCTTGTTGTATTTGGTCTTGAAATTAGCTCTAAGCAGTTGTCTTATTTAATGTCTTTATCTATAGATGAAGTTATCATTTCTACGAATAATGATGCCGATAAGACTGATAATCGTGGACTTCAAGCAGCAATTAAGATATTTCTTAAACTTATTAAGTATATTGATATCGATAAGGTTAAAATCAAACTTCCTATTTGTAAAGACTTTGGCGAAATGTTAGAGAAAGATATTACGATGGAAAGATGGGAGAGTAAAAAAAGAGATAGAATAACTCAAGTAGAATACATTCTTGATTATGTATATAATAACGATAAGGATAAGAAAACCATTTCTATTCTTAAAGATTATTTAGAAAGTTTGAAGCTTTGAAGGAAACATTATCAGCTAGTAAAATCAAGACGCTAAAATCCTGCTCATGGCAGTATTGGTGCAAGTATGTTTTAAAGTTGCCAGACAAAACTAATTCTGGAGCTTTAATTGGCGATACTGTTCACATCATTCTTGAGTGTCTCGCTCTGCCTCGTCATAAAAAACATTATGACATCATTGTAAAAAAACAAAACATCTTCGCTTCAAAAGCGATTAAGAAGATGGTTTATAAACACATCAAGCGCAAGAATCTTAATGAACAAGAGAATCTGCAAGATATTTGTTCAATGGCTTTAAAAGGATTGATGTATGATTTTTTTGGCAAGAAATTTGGTGAACCAACAGAAGTGATTTCAGAAAAAGATTTTGAGATTACCGTCCAAGAAGAAGACGTTAATTACAAGATCAAAGGTTTTATTGATAGGCTCTTTATTTATGGTAATCATGGAGTCGTATTAATTAGAGATTTCAAAACAAATAAAAAGAAATACGAAGGCAAGGAAGTAACTGATAATCTACAAGATTATATGTATACTCTTGCTATTAGAAAGTTATATCCCCATCTTAAAGATATTAAAATGGAATTCTTGTTTTTGAAACAAGATTTAAATGCTGATGGAGTTATGCCCATGCAAGCCAAAGATAAATATGAGCTTCTTGGCTTTGAGCATGAACTTACTGGCTATCAAAAATACGCTGATTCTTTTACAGATAAAACCGCTATATCTAACATGGCGGCAAAGCAAGGAATGCCCAAAGATGGTAGTTTTGCTGGAAAACTTCTATGTGGCTTTGCTAAACAACCTAATCAAATTAAAAAAGATGGTACTCCAATGTGGTATTGCACTTATAAATTTGGATTTGATTATTTTGCAATTATAGATAAAGATGGCAAAGTAAAAAAATCAGCATTTACTAAAAAAGAATTGCAGAAAATTAAACTTCAAGAAGGAGAAAAATTAATAAAAAGCAAGTACGATGGATGCCCATGTTTTAAACCTGTTGAAACTCCTGACGATTTTGACGCTTTCGATCTTGACAAATTCTAGTTCTTCGCTAGAATTTGTGCGACATGCTACCATTGTC